CTCAGACCTGACCGCGCTGTGGGCGGGTCAGCTCACCTCCGCCATTTCCGCCTACGAGCGGGGCTGGTACGGGGATGAGATCCCCGCCACAGCGATGCAGGTGACCGTTCTCGTGCGGCGGTGGAGAGACAACTTCGACGGGACGCACACCCTCACCGTCGAGGGCATCGAGTCAATGCTGCGGGATTACCCGCTTCCGAACCTCGGGGACTTCAATGTGCTCGGGTTCACCGCAGCCACGGCCCGCGGCCTCTATAAGGTGGCGCTGGCGCACTGGCAGCTCCTCTTCCTCGGCACCCCGGTCCTCCCGCTGTCGGCTGGCCCCGGTGATGTTGCTATCCCGCCCGGTCAGCTCACCGACACCCCCGATGCCACCTTCGCTCCGGTCGCCGATAAGGCCACCCTCTACACGCTTCTCCAGCCCTATCTGCTCATCGGCAACCTGCGACTCTGGGGCGACGAATGGGGGCGGCTGCAACTCACCCCTGTCGATGAACCGACCCTCGACACGATCGTGCTCGACGCGCCGAAGATCATGGACGGCGCTCCCGAAGTCAACATCGACGATGACCTGTGGGCCGATGCTGTCGCGATCGAGTTCGACGAATCGCCGATCTCTGCCGCCCGCCCGCGCCTGTTCTACTACCAGTCGACGTCCGATCCGGCCACGAAGATCCTGCGCTGGAAGATCGACGCCCCGTCACCGTTCATCGCCTCCAACCTCGACACCCTCGGCCCGCAGATCGCCGTCCCCGTGCTCGAGCGGTTGCTGCGGCGAGGCCGCGTCGTCCCCGTCTCGGCCGTGAACAACTTCGCCGCCCGGCCCGGCATGACCCTCGTACTCGAGGGGATGCCGGACGTGCCCGATCAAACAGGGACGATCGCCGCCATCACATGGCAGATCGATGACGCCGAGATGACCATCACCGCCGACAATCTGGAGGAGCTATGAGCCTCAGCAGCCCGGACGGCAACGGCCTTGGCCGATACGCCGAATCCACGCCCATCGGCACCAAGTTCAGCGACTACCTGAACCTCGCCCTCACCGCCGTGTCGCGGCTCTTCGGCCGACCGATGCAGTTCGCCAACTCGACCGCCCAGAATGCGCACACGGGGATGCAACTCGGCGACAAGGCGCTCCGGCAGGACACCGGCATCCTCATGCGTTACGACGGCACCGCGTGGAAGGAATGGGAGTCCGGGTGGTTCACCTTCTCCTCCGTGCTCTCCTTCACGGTCGGCACCGGAGGCAGCAGCAGCGTGAAGTACCGGTACGTCAACGGCGACATGGAGATCAAGTTCAAGTTCAAGTTCGGTTCGAGCCCGACCTTCACCGCGTTCGTGTTCACCGTCCCACTCCTCGAACTGCCAGAGCCGAACGAGGAATACGGGCAGGGCTGGCTGCTCGACTCGGGCACAGCAACCGCTCGGTCGATCATCCGCGCCAACGGCACCCTCAACAACTCCGTCCAGATCCTCACCCACACCACAGGCGCATCCTCCGGAGCACCGACCGCGACCGCCACCATCACCGCGACCGCCCCGTGGACATGGGCCAACGGAGATGTCGCCGCGGGACGATTCATGCGGAGCCCCGCATGAGCGCCAACGGTCAACTCCGAGACGACGAGCTCGCCTACATCGACGAGCACACCCGTCTCGCCGTCGCACCCGCACGTGCATGGGCGGCCGCGAAAGCCGCCGCCGCCCGCGACGAGGTCGAGCTACGAGCAACCCCGTCGACCATCTGCCCAGGGATCGCCGGTTACCGCGATCTCGACATGCAGGACTGGCTCATCGCGCACCCGACCGGTCCCGCCCCGATTGCATCCCGCGGCGCATCCACCCACGGCTACGGCACCGTCGTCGACGTCGACCGGGGGCTCACCTGGATGCGCAAGCACCCCGAGTACGGGTTCGTGTTCGACACCATCCGCGGCGAGCCCTGGCACGTCCTCATCCGCCCGCCCGCATGGGCAAGCACCGGCACGACCCCGATCACCACCCCAGAGGAAGAGGAAGAAATGCCCTTCATTCTCATGTCCACAGGCCGCGGCAAGTGGCTCATCAACGCCACAAACGCCCACCACCTCACCCCCGAGGAGGATCGGCAGATCATAGATCTCGCCGCCTCGGGCATCGGCCCCTACCCGGTCAAGGACTGCGGCACCAACGATCGCGCCTTCGACCTCATCAAGACCGCCCACACCCAGCCATCGTGATCGAACTCCTCGGCGCGTCGATCGGCGGCGCGAGCCTCGTGCTCGCCGCCGTGCTTCCCGTGCTGCTCTCCACCCGCAAGCGCGCGGGTACGGCAGCCGAGCACGCGCGTACCGCCGCCGAGCAGACCACCAACTCCCACGAATCCAACCTCCGCGACGACCTCGACGAGAAGCACAGCGAGAACGCCGGCCGCATCGGGAAGCTCGAGCGACGCCTCGGCGGCGTCGAGCGCGGTGTGCGACGCATCGAGGAACACCTCGCCATCGAACAGACCATGCCCGCCCCACCTAGAAGGAAGAGACCATGACCCACACGGCTCCCACCACCGGCAAGACCACCGCTGCCAAGGCGATCGTCGGCGCCACCATCGGCGCAGCCATCGCCGGACTGAGCAGCCTCGCGATCGCCCTCGACGACGCCGCCGTGAGCGCCCAAGAAGGCATCTACGTCGCCATCGCCACCCTCACCGCCCTCGGCGGCGTCTACGGAGGCGTCTACGCCACCACCAACAAACCCAAGCCCTAGTCCTGGTCGAACCAGGCTCGGCCCGCCGGCGGCTGTGCGACGGTCGTGGGTGCGGGCCGCCGGGAATCTCTGATCGCGTGCAGGACGGCGAACCGGATGACGAAGTAGAGCACGACCAGGCTCACAGCCCAGCCGAGGAGCAGAAGCATGATCGAGACGATGTCCATGGCGGCCAGGGTACTCCGGGAGCCCCTAGCATTATGACCATGAGCCGTCGAGGATTCATCGGCCTTGGCTCCGCCCTGGGAGCTCTAGTCGTGGTCGCCATCGTTCTGCTGGTGATTGTGCTTGTCCGGATGGATCGTGATCGCCGCCAAGCAGAGCACGAACGGCGTGTGGCGATCTGCAAGGAAGGTCTAGCTGATCCGTTCGGGCGAGACCTCGACGCCCTCCTCGCTTGCATTGAGCGCCTCGAGGGCTAGGCCGCCGCGGCGGCAGCTCGTCGCAGGTCGTCGTCGTCGATCGCGGTGTAGATCTGCGTCGTAGCGACGCTCGCGTGTCCGAGTAGCTCTTGCACGGCCCGGAGATCGTGCGACCCGCGGTAGGCGCGCGTTGCGAATCGGTGGCGAAGCTTGTGTGCGGTCTCGCCAACCGGGAGAACCGCGGAGATGAGTTTGGACACGTATCCCGCCGAGAGGTGGCCGTCGATCTGCCCACTGAAGATGAATCCGGGCCCGGCCCGCAGCACCTCATTGGCCAGCTCGTCAGTGATGGGGACATAGCGGCTCCTTCCACCCTTGCCGAGCACGCGCAGCAACCACCCGCCGGCGGTCGAGACGACGTCGTGTGTAGAGACCTGGCACACCTCGCAGCAGCGGAGCCCCACGTATGCGGCGAGCTGGACCATGAGCCGGACCCGCTCGTCTGCGCGCGCGAGGGCTTCCTCGAGCGCCGCATCGGAAGCAGGTCGCGGCTTGCCGGGGGAAAACGATACGCCGGGGAAGTGCTCGGCGAGGTTCCGCTCGGTGAGGCCTGCTTCGGCAGCCCATCGGTAGAACGCAGCGATAGAGGATCGGGCGGCGCGGCGGGTGTTCTGTCGCCAGTGGGAGTTGTGCTCGAGGTGGGCGAGCATGTCATCCCGGGTGACGTCGTAGGGCGGTAGGGCAGTCGCACGCGCAAAACGCCGCAGGTGGTAGTCGCGCAACTTGATGGACGAGACGGGCCGACCGGTGGCGACCTGGTAGCCGCGAAATCGATCGAGCTCGGGCTGCCACGTCGCAGGCGCGAGGATCTCGGTTCTCATACCCGAGTCTCGCGCTAGGGAATCTTGTGCGCGCGGCCCCCATTCGGGGGTCACGCGGCGAGCCTAGTCGCGGATACCCTCGGCCCACGGAGCGCGATCACCGGCTGGGAAACAGTGGGTTCCGGGTTCAAGTCCCGGGGGGTGTACTTTCCAGTCACGAGCCACTCGTAGGGTGCGCCCGTCTTCAGTGCCCACAGCCGAAGCGTCTGCACGCCCGGCTGGACTCGATCATTCATCCAAGTGCTGACGGTCGTGGGCTCGACGTCGAGGTAGTCGGCCATTTCGCCCCGGCTGACGCCGGCCACCTTCATGGCGCGCTTCATCCTGTCGCCGAGCGTGAACGCGAAGCGATCGGGCATGGTCTGAGTGATGGTCATGGGGCGATTCTCGCATAACGTTGTGCCCGCTTGCAATACGGCCAGATCGCAACCTTGTGCCAGATCGCACAATGTGCGATGATCCAACACTATGAACGATGAAGAACTGCTCGACACTGCGCAGGTGCAGCGCGAGCTCGGCTTCAAGTCACCATCGGCCGTCTCGAAGATGGTCAAGCGCGGAGCGCTGGACCCCATCAAGAAGCACCGCGGCGTCCGCGGACCCTTCCTGTTCTCTCGCGCCGACGTCGATCGCATCAAGCAGGAGCGTGCGTCGTGAAGACGCGGTCGACGCATGTTGGTGGGTGGCGGTTCCGGTTGAAGGTGCTGCCGTGGGCGCAGCTGTTCGCGGGCGGGTTCTTCGTATTCACGCTGCTCGCGGCGGGGGTTCTCGCTCTGGTGATCGCGACCGCTGGGGGTGCCCGATGACTCCGGGTGCGGCCGTGGTGCGGTCGACGATGGCGAGCATCCTGTCCGACCTCGCCCGCCGCCTGCTCGATCTGGGGCAGCGGCGTCCTGCGCAGCAGCTGAACTTGCAGGCCGAGATGGTCGCCGCTGGTGGCGACCTCGACGTCGCGGAGGCGTGGCGGGATGCCGGCCGCGTGTATGTGGCCGAGCTCGAGGCAGCGGCAGGGGGGGGCGAAGCTTCGTGAACGTCTCTGATCCGATCCTCGACGTGGTCGTGTGGATTTCGCTCGGCGTGATCGCCGTGACCTTGTGGGCGGCCGTTGTCACCTTCGGCATCCGGGGTGACCTGTGACCGCCCCCTGCTCGGCCATGTGGACCGATCACGTGCTGCCGCTCACCCACCACTGCGGAGGTGACGAGGGGCATCCGGGGCCGCACAGTTGCGCGGCCTGCACACAGAACCTGGCCGGGGCGGCAGGCGCGCAAACCAGAAAGGAACCCTTGCAGGGGGGCGCCGACGGGAACCGCCCCGGCCCGGAGCTCGTGACCGCGGAGTGCGGCCCGTTCTGGGCGCACGAGGACTGCGACGACCCGGGATGCACGTGCCGCTGCCATGAATCCGGAGGTTCCGAGTCATGAGCGCCGCCGAGGATCGATACCCCGAGGTGGCTCCGTTCGTCGCGTCGATGTACGCCGAGCTCGAGGCAAACGCACACAAGGGCGACCAGGCGGGCTGGCGGCTGATGACGCTTCGCCAGGCGTGGCAGGAGATCTCGTGGCACACCGCGAAGCTCGCAGTCGCGATCAAGGGGAACGACGACGAGCGGATGAGGGAGTACGCGGCCGACGTCGCGAACGGCTGCATGATGCTCGTCGACATCCTGAACCACGGAGAGGTCGACAGGTGTCCGGCGTGTGGGTGGGTGACCACCGTCGAGAACCCCGCTTGCCCGTGGCACGCGATGCGCGAAGCGAAGGGCGAAATCCCTGAATCGTCCGATTCCGGGAGGTCATGAGCATGTGGATCGCGACCTACACGCAGCCGATCGACGCCGAGACGTTGGTTGAGCTGCTGACGGGACTCAAGACGGAGTGGCCCGACTACAAGCTGGTTGTTCGTTCGACCTGGGAGGAAGAGCTGGAGGTGTACGGGTATCTGCCGGAGTGTGACCGAGGGCCTTGCTACCTCGGCGCTGGTCATGATGGCGACTGTCAGCCGGGGCCGTCGGTGCGCTCGGAACCGTCCGATTCCGGGAGCAGCACGTGACCATCTCGGCCGCCATCCTTGTCGGCCTCGGCATGGGCCTTATCGGTGGCTTCCTCGGCCACCTCATCGTGATGAGCGACCACCACGAATCACAGGATTCCGGCCCTGAGCCGGTGAACGAAAGGAACACACCATGAGCACCATCACCCTCGATGACGAGCGGAAGATCGCGTCGTGGCTGGACGAGCATCCGGTGCTCGCCGCCGCCGTCGGCAACCGCGAATCGGCGTGCAGCATCGCCGCGATCAACCTCGCCCTGCGCGGGGAACTTACCGACAGCATCCCGGACTGCATGTCGCCCACGATCGGCCGGTGGATCATCGGCGTCCAGGACCCGATGCCCGCCGAGATCCGCAACAGTGCCGAGTGGC